CGTGGTGTCGAACAGCACGGTATTGGCCGCCGTCAGGCTGTCCCATGCTTTGAGCGTCAGCGATGAAGATGACGAGACGAATATGCCTAACAGCGTCCCGCTATTAGCCGAGATCTGTCCCGATGCTGTTTTCGGGCCTGAACTAACGCCCGCATATAATCCGCTTGCCATGGCAATGTCCTTTCCTAAAGCGAGAGTAAAATCAGTTCCAAATCGTGTTCTTCGTCATCGTCCGGTATTTCCGCAAAGACGGGCTTGATGGGGATGATCTGCGGGGCGGGTTGTGCGGCTGGTTGCGCCGTAACCGCCGCGACCACGGGGGCCGGTTCGATAACAACCGGCTTCGGCGTGGGCGAAAGCAGTTCCTTGATATCGGAACGCAATCCCGCGCGATCGGCGTTCAGCGCTTCCCATTCGCGCGCCCGTTGGGCTTCGGCAAGCTGCGCTGCGCGATGCTGACGGCGCATTTCCTTCTTGCTTAGGCCGCGAATGCCACCGTGGTCGAATGTCGTTGTTACCGCTTGACCGATTCCCAATCCCTCGGTCAGCAACAGCGGGATTGTGGCTCCCGGCCCAATCCCCTCGGTAATGAGTGCGGCTATGCTCATGTGGCACGGGTGATGCTCACAGGATTAACCGCGTCCGACAGCGTGTAGGTCGCAGCCGTTGTCGAGCCGTCGATTTTATGCGTGGTGAGCGTAGTGGAGGCGACGGCCTTCTCGGCCTGGAGGCCGCGAATTTCAAACAGGATTTGCGCAGCTGTCGGCACTACGCCAAGCGCGGCATAGGCTTCCGTAAGCTGAGTCGTATAGATTGCTCCAATGCCAGCACTCGAAAGCGAGTATCCGGTTTTGTCGTTGTTGGTTGTGACCGTCACGCCAGCCGTGACACTACCAACCGACCCCGTGACCGATCCGACCGCGCCTGTAACAGATGCCACAACCTGAGACGTGCTGATGGTTGTTCCTGTAAGCGCAACGGAAGTTGTGGGCGCGTTTATATGACCCCAGTCGATCCCGACATATCCAGCCGTTCCGGCTGATGCCGTGCCAGCAATATCTATCACATCGGTTTTGACGTATGCCGTTGTTGATGTGCCGGTAAAATTGATGGGCTGCGTAGTCCCGACGTTGGCACCAACCGTTGTGACTGAACTCGTGGACACCGCGTTGATCTTCTTTGCGTCAGAACTCGCCAGTCCGCTCGCAACAGTTAGCTGGTCCGTGCCGCTACCTGACGTGATAAGGCTTCCATTTGTCGTGACCGCCGTATTCGGCAGACACGTCAGCCCAAGATGCACTGCGTCCTGCGGGTCATAAGCAACAATCTCCGCCACCAGAACATCACTCGGATCAGCACTTGCAGCGGTTGCGTGGAGCGCTAGGGGACCGAGCGTGTTGCTATCGGTTGCGTTGCCCGCAACCTTGTACCAGCCGTTTCCGACTTCACTAACTGAGCCTGACGGAGACGCAAAGGACGCGCCGTTCTTACTGAGAAGCACCGTCGGGGATGCGCCAGTCAAACCCGTAATGTGGTCACTTGATTGGATCATCAGGAACATGAGGGCGCTCTGCGTGCTGGATTGTTTGATCGCGTAGGACATCAGTAAAGGCTCCTGCTACCTACGCGCGGGCCAAGCGTGCGGCGGTTAACAGCGGTGAAGCTAGCTGTTGCCTTCCACGCCCCGGCGATGATGTGCCACGTCGTATTGCTGGTCTGGGTTGCCGTAGCGGCTTCGGCCGATGAAACAATGTGATATTCTGACAGGAAGTATTTGTTGGCATCGCCGGTAACGGCGAAGTTGACTCCAGTATAACCCGATCCAGCAGACCCAGGAGGCCCATCGAGAACCATCATCGCGAAGATGATCTCGCTTCCGCCTGCGAGAGTGAGCGTTCCGGAGGAAACGGAGGTTCCGGTACTATTTACGCCTACGCCGCTGCCGGAATCGTAGGGCGCACTCGTATCAGCGCCAGTGACTTCGTAGATCGAGATGGCAAAATAGGCTGCTGTCGCCCCGCTGGTTGCCGTTACAGTTCCAGCATTCGCGGTTGCGTTCTTGCAGTAGTAGATGTCCTTGTCATGCAGTCCTGCGTGCAATTCGGCAGGACCAATAACGTAGGTATTAGAGCGGCTGTCAGTAACCGAAAGAGACGCGCCATTGGTGTTATTGCGGGATATGCAGGCAACAAGAAGGCTCCCGGCCAGTGTTGTGGTCCCGAACGTCGCAGCGGCGGTTGTCGAATTGGACGACTGCCCTCCGTTGGCCTGCTGGACGACCGCGAGCGCCATTTAATGCAGATCCCCGAATGTCAGAGACCCGGCAAAGTTGGCCTGCACCTGAGAAAATGCGGCTGCAATGTCACCCGACGAAAGCGCCGTATTGGTGATTGCCCATTCACGCGCGGCTAGATCGGCTGGTTGCGATAGATCGCCGCCCCCACCGATGTGGACGGAACTTCCCGGTACGAGCGGAGACTGCTTCGGCGCTTCTGAAAAGACTTCCGTGCCGTTGGTCCAGCCTGTGGTGGTGTTGGAACCATCGTAAGTTATGACGATGAATGCCGGAGCGCCCGGAGTGAACACCGTGAAATCGTGCAGCCACGTATCGCCTTCGATGTCGATGCCAAAACAGTATTTCGACGATGTTGAGCAGTTCGCGGTGACGCCCGGCGTCCCTATGCCAAATGTCGTACCAACGAGGAAATCCGTTCCAGCCGAATCTCCTGCGTTGTACTTGTGTGAGATGCCAATATCTCCACAGCACTGGTTAGCGGTGTTGGCAATGCCGTTTACGAGAACGCTGATCGCGTTCCTGCCGCCGTTGATCGCCAGCGCGGATTGATCTGATGCCAGCGTGTATTCGCAAATCTCGCCAACCTTGTAGAGAATCGGCAACCCGGTCGCGGTTTCGTATCGGAACTTGCAGGCGCAGGTGGTGCCGCCACCGCTGCAATCCGGGCCAAATGTGGCACTGAATACCGACGGCACAAGATCATTCGGAGAACGGTGAAACTGCGCATATATCTTCGACACCTTGCACACGGAATTCGTCGTGATGCCGCCCGATGTGCTGTTCGACCCGCCGCAGAATGCGGACCAAGTGGTCATGTCGGCCTTGTGGCCCGGCGTCTGTCCAATATCGAGCGTTGACGAGCCATTATTCAGTTGGAACAGCGGCCCAGAGTAGGCAATCGTGGATGCTTCGGCCATGCCCCATCCTTCGGCACAGCCACCCGTTACAGCATCACACACTCCGCTGAATGCCGGCGCCCCGAAATTAAAACCGAATGCCCGCAGAAGAAGCCAACTCACGGCGAGGATCGTTGTCATCACGATCCCTCGTATGCCGTGAACTGATGGCCCGATGTCTTCGCCCGAACGTAGATATTCCCCGGCCAGACAACCGCGCCGGTTTCCCACACCGCTCCGGGCAGAAGGTCCATGTAATGCCCCGCCGCGCCGAGAGAGACCTGAAGCACTTCCTTTGCGCTCGCCGGGTTTGAGACAATGAACGCCCTGCGCGATGAGTTCGCCCCGATGATGACCTGCGGCACGCCGCCAACGTTTATGGTTCCGCTTTTATCAACGGCGGTTATTTGCTGAGTAAATGAAGGCGCTGCTACAGCGGGTGCCGGAGAAAGGTAACGCGAGACAGACGAATTGATGGATGCCTCGACAACCGGCACCATCGCGACTGCCGCAAGGCTTACCAGCAGGGGATGATTGTAGATTGCCGCCGATGGTAGCCGTTCTGTGAATTTGATTGGCAGCGAAGCCATGTCAGAATCTCACCACAGAGAACTGGCGGGCGAAGATGGTCACTGCATAACCTCTTTGCGCTTTACACGAACACCAGCCGCCTTGCCGTCCTTGTCGCGGACGACTTCCTTCTCTGCTGTCAGTGCGTCCAGCAATTCGCCGTGTGATTTGTGATGTGCGAGTGCGAGATTGGCGACATTGGCCGCGAGTTGCTGATGCTGTGCGGCCATCTGCTTCATGGCCTCTGTCAGTGTAGCGATTCCCTGTGCATGGGATTTGAGCGCCGCGCCTGTCTGCGCGCTGTGCTGCTGGATCATGCGGCGGGTATCGGCGTCGGGGATGGGTGATTGTGCCGGAGGTTCGCCGCCCATGCCCGCCTGGATCCATGCGGGCAGCGGATCGCCGGGCCGTGCGCCGTCCGCGGGCTGCTTTGATTGCACCATTTCACCGCCTTCGCCTGAGACTTCGCGCGCTTCGGCTTCTGCGCCGTCGTCTGAACCAGCCGTAATCCGCGCCACTTCGATCTTCGCTGCCGCATCGATGTGCGCAATCGCGATGCGGGCTTTGAATTCGTTGTCCAGCTTGACCATTTCGCGCTGGGCCTCGGCTTGTGCCTGCCTGTCGGAGCGCTCCTGCATCTGAATGCGCGCTGTCTCGGCTTGCTGTTCGGCCTGCAATTTCTGCTGACTGATCTGCATGTCAGCCTGCACCTTCTGCATCTCCGGCGATGGCTTGGGTTGGCCCGATGCAGCCTGTTTCTCCAGCTTCTGAATCGCGCTGTTGAACGAACCTTCCAACTCTTTGCCGATGGGAAATGCGCGGACGCCAAACATCAGCATTTGCGCCAGTAGCGGGACGAGTTCGGGTTGCTGTGCGCCAACATTGGAGGCTTGCTGTAAAAACTCGCCGGAGGCTTTGAGGAATTCAATCCGGCTTGCCTTCTCCGCTTCCTCATCCGCCTTGATGGTGGAATCGGTTTCGATATCGATGCGAAAGCAGCGCATGGGCTGATTGTGGACAAGCTGTTCAACGTCTTCCCATGATGGATCGCTCATCATGGTTTCCAGTTGGTCCGCAGTGACACCCGGAGGCAATGGCGGTTGCTGTTGCGCCTGTATCATGGCGCTGATTTGCTGCTTCTCTGCCTGCTGTAACAGCCGAACTCCAGAAACCTTCTTGATGGTATCGAACTGGAAATGGCCGCAGATGATATCGACCATGATGCGGATGGTTTCGCGCACGAAGCGCTGCACATCGCGCTGCCGGTCGGATATCCGCATGGTCGCGAATTGCGACTTGATGGCCTGCGCGGTTGCGGTTTCCTCGGCTTGTGAGTTGCCGCGGATGATATCGGCAATGCCGGTTATCTCGTACAAATCCGCCTTGACCTGACTGCGAGCCTCATAGAGCGCGGTCAGACCGGCCACGATGTCCTGTAGTGGAAGCAGCGATATCGCGCCCTTGATGCCGCCCTTCTCCGCGAATATCGCCCAGTTTTCCACCGGGATAAGCTGGTTCTCAACGCCCTCCGATAACAGCCGGTCTAGACCCTGTGCCGAGGCATCATAGACGCCGACCACTTTCAGCGATTTTGTAATGGAGGCACTGCGCGCGGTGAGGGAATCAAGCTCTGCCGCCTGATCCTGGTATTCGTAATAATCCGCAGTCGGGATGATCGAATCATTGGCGAGATTGGCCAGCAGCGGCTTTGGGCATGGGAAGAACCCGTCGAGTTGAAGCGGATCATCGCGCACGTCGAGCGCTTCGGGCATGTCCTTGTGGAACCACACCGCAACCTTGCGGGTCTTGTCCCATGCCTCATAGATCGTGGCCTTGGTTGGAAGCTGGCCATTGTATTTGCCACTATCGTCGCGGTTGCCATGGTCGAGCGGGACTTCGATGCCCTTCTCGGGAAAACGCTTAACCAGTTCTGCGCGGTCCATGTAAACCCGGCGCCAGACGAGCCAGACTTCTTCCCATGTGCGGCAATAGTTGCAGCCGAAGTCCTCGGCGTGGACGTGATCAACTTCAACGTCCTCGTAATCGATCGCTTCCGGCGCGTCGTCATTGTTCTTGTCGTCTGTGATTTCCTCGGCCGGTTTCATGTGCGGGACGTAGCGCACCCACGCCGTTCCCCGGCCGGGCAGCAGATAATCCAGCGCGCATTGGCGCATGACGGCTGAGAATTTATCGGTATCGCAGAAATAGGTAACGCAGCGCTCCAGCACGTCGGAGGTGACGCGGCCTACCGGATCGGCGTCCTTGAAGCGGCGCTGAATATCGGGCTTTGGATTGCGGGCGTAGAGCGTGGGAAGCAGCGTCTGCGTATTGGACCACAGGATGTTGAACCTGCGGCCTTCGCGCGTGGCGTCGTCGCGGTCATCCTTGTAGCGCTTGACGATGTTCTTGCGGCGCTGATTGAATTTGGCGGCTTCGCGGTCATAGAGCTTTATTTCCGTCCACCACTTGCCGATTTTGTTCAGGTCTTGATCAGAGCTGTCCGATTCAGCCGCTTGGGTTGCGTCTTCCGTCAACGTTCAATACTTCCGGACTTGACACAACGCATTGTGGTGGCCGCCCGTCCCAAGCATACGGTAACGGGGTACCACGCAGTAGCGGGCTACCGCAAGCTAAATCCGCTGATTGCCCACAGAGCGGCGGAATTTGTTTTCGAGGTCGAACAATTCGGCCGCCGTGGTTTCGTGCAGGAAGCGTGGCTTGGCTGGCTCTGGCGTGGGAGCGGGTTGCTTCCAGACCTGAGCGATCAGTTCAAAGGCGTCGGCCGCGTGGCTTGCCCAGTCGTGGCGTGGCTTGGAGCGATAAACCTTTTTGTCGGGATCAAACTCGAACTGATATTGCCGCAACGCTTCCAGCCCAATCTCGCATTTGTCGCGGTCGAACCAGCAGCGTTCCAGCGTCTTGCGCGCGGCTTCAATCGCATTCTGCTGTGATGTGGCGGGCCAAGCGAACATCTTGACGCCCAGCGCATGGGCCTGCTGAACGATGGATCGTCCGCCCGCGGCCAGCAGTTCGTTCATTGCGTCATGCGGGACGTGATGAGTGCCGTATTTGTGCGGGCGAGACCTGATGACCTCGCAGTAGTGCTCGATATCCTTGTTCGCGTTCTCGTAATAATCGAGGATGCGCAGTTCCCCCGGTAGCGATTGCCACCACCAGATGGCTGTGGCGTCGTCATAGCCCAAGTCCCATGACGTATGGACCGGAACGCCTGAAACCGGCTCAAGGGGCGTCAGCAGCCTTCCTGCGCGCTCTGCGGCGGCAATCTGCATCCCATAGACCGCGCCTGTGATGGCCGCGTCAAAATTGCACTCGAATTCCTGTTCGTATTCGTTCTCGCTCATGATGGCGCGTTGCTGGGCGAGTTCATCGGGCGCGATGATGTTGGTCTCCGAGGCCCGGAGGATCTGAAGCTGCCAGTTGTCCGGGTCTTTGCGGGCGAGTTTGACCAGTTCGCCCAAGAGATTGGACCAGCCGCGCGGTGTGCCGGCGCAATCGAGCCATCCGCGGAAGTCGGAGAGACAGGGCAGGATAATCTGCGAAAGTGTGGAACGCGCTATGCCCTGCGCTTCGTCGGGCACGATGCCATCGAAATACAACCCGCGCATGGCCTCGGCATTGTCCGCGCCATAGAGTTCAATCGTCGCGTGATTGTGCGGCATGGTG